GGTTTCAGGACCATACAACCCTCTGTATTGTCTGTATGAGTTGAGCCATCGCTCTTCTTCATCACGTCTGCTGTCCTCTACATCAGTGAATTTCTGCACAACGTAGTCAGCTAATTGGTCAGAACCTGATTTAGGCTCAAACATAAGTTCTTCTAAGGGTGTCTCTTCTGCCATATTAATATCCAAACCTTGAATCTGCAGGTTGCCACTGTGGTTCTAGCATTTTGGAGGGGTAGTCAAATATTGACCTACTTACTGGTCTTGACATTATACCATACCTTAACGCATCATACAAGTGGTCTTCTGCTTTTGTGTTTACATCCTCTGGATTATTTCTGTCCAAAGGCAGTGTTGGTAGTTGTGCTATGAGGTTTGTGCAGTTATCAAATATCTCTAATCCTGCTCTATCTTTCTCCTCATCTACCTTTAGTCGTCTATGCACTTCGTTCTTTCCTGCTACTCTGCTACCTCTACTTCTGTCTGAAGGGCGCCATCTGCAACCCTCCACAATCATCTGTTCTGCTAAGCTAGGTCCTGTATCCCCCCGTTTGTGCCATAGTGATGAGTCTAATACACCGTAACTAATCGTTTCTTCTTCTTCTAATTTTAAGACTATGTGTGCAAGTTCTTTTGCCGTCTTCTTACTTACATATAACTCTCTATACACTATTAGTGTCTCATCAACTGGGTCTACAGCGAACCATAATACACCAGTATGGGAGGAATAACCATAGTCGCATGCTCTAAACTTACGCCAAGAGTGAGGAATCTTGTAGCTTTTAACTGTATGATACTTACGGTCAAACTCGCTAAATGCTGCACCTTCTGCAATATCCCATGAACCTTCAAGTAGTTGTCTCCTTTGTACTTCTGGTAACGATAAAAGCATCGCTTCGTAATCGCCTGCATTGTACAGATATGGATTATCTATTAGCTTTGCAGGGATGAATCGTCTTTGGAAGAGCGGTTCGCCTGCCCTAGAGTGTGCTGCAGGGTATCTAAGCGTTTCACCACTGTTAATATCTGTTGCCCAAAAAGCTGAGTTATGTACAGCAGGGTCAATAAACATTTTCTTAACCCATTGATGCCCCGGTCCACCGGGGTTGGTAGTAGCTCGCATATGAACAGGAAGACTTGGGTCAACCGTCCTAAGACGAGAACGTAGATAATCCCAAGCATAAGGAGTAGAATATTGAGTAAGTTCATCAACCCCGATGTAAGTAAATGCTTGACCTTGATAACGTAGTACATCTTTATCCTGTTCTAGGTAAGTCATCCATATTCTAGCCCCTGATGGGAATGTCCACTGACTCTTCTTCTCTAGCCATTTGACGCCCGGAAATGCTTTGGGGTATAACTCGTGACTCTTGTGTATAATCTCTCTTAGTTCGTCGTTTGTGCGTCTTAGTATCAGAGCGTTAAAGTTCTGATTGTTACAATATCGCAGTGGGTCAACAATTAGGCTAAAAGTTTTACCACCTCCTGCTGCTCCTCCGTATAGTACCTCTCGCTCTGGCGCAGCTAAGAAATCTGTTTGAGGACCGGGGTTAGGCTGAAACAATACTTCGGGTGCTTCTTCTGTGTGCTGTCCGGCTCCTGTGCCTATCTCTTCAAAATACGTCTCTTCCTCTGGACTCTGTAGAGACGCTATCTTCTTCTGTGCATGTCTTAATTTTAACTTTGCTGCTCTCTGACTCTTCTTAGCTTTTAGGAGCTGTCTCTCTTCAGCCGACTGCGGCTTCCGTTTTGATGTTCCCTTCTGCTTCGGTCTTGGCGGCACGGCGTTTTTGTTCAACATGTCTTCGTCTGTCCGTTCTGTCTTGTTTTATTCTTTTCCACAAACCCATACCAGATATCTTTCTACCTGTGTAATCTGTGAGCCATCTAGCCACCTCATTGTAAGATGACTGTTTCAGATACTCTACAGCTTGTGCTAGTGCTTCTAACTGTTCTTCAATAGGATGTAGAAGTTGTGGGTCTTGTTTGTCTCTTTCATATCCCCAAGGAACATGAGCTCCATTTAACTTAGAGTACCGGCTCGTTGGATTCAATTTGTTTGATATCGTCATTCTTCTTCTCTGGTAAAATAAATAGTCCCATCGGTTTATCAGAGGATACATTTATCTTTTCAACTCGTGATAAGCCGACACGGTCTAGTAATTGTTGAGCAGCAACAAGCTTTTCTCTATTACCTAAGGCTGTAGGGTCGTCTAATATTCCTACCATCGACATAACTGCTTTAGGTGCGTTGACTGCTAGCTGTAGTTCTGCACGTTCTATAATCTCTGAACGTAGAGATTGTATAAGTGCATGCGACTTTGTTGATGGGGCGTATCCTGCAATACGCATTGCTTTTGCGTAGTTGCCTCCTGCCTCGCCAAACAAAGCATTTAAAAATTTTTCTTGCATTTCTGTTAGGTGTTTATGCACGTGGATTCTTCTTTCTAGCTGTTTTTGTTCTTGCAAAAGAACGGTTCTTAGATTTAGATTTTACTGCTAACTTCTTGTTGTTCATCGGATTACCAGATGTGTGATGCACATCTTTGCCATCACCTTTTTTAACAGCTCCTTTTTTAGCCATTATACGCCTAGCTTTATTTCTACTGTTACGGCGTTTTATTTGTTCTGGAGAGCCTTGGTAATTATCATACTCTTTCCTGTAATTTCTTTTGTATTTAGTCACAGGCTACGCCTTCTTCTTAGTTCTTTTCTTAACAATAGTTTTGACGTTTGTCGGCTTACCTCCAACTCCTTGAGGTTTGGCTCTCTTTCTTGCCACAGCACTTCTTATCTGAGCTTTTGTCATGGAAGCTGCTTTGCTTCTGGGAACACATTTAGGATATGCCCTCTTGGATTTTTTAGCAGACTTTCGACCACAGGGTTGATACTTGCCTTTCTTTTTAGGCGCACCAATATCAACCCAGTCACCTTTTGGTCCTTTACCAAACCAAGCCGTTAATCCACCAGTGGGCTTTGCCATTATGAGTACCTTCCGCCTCTCTTCTTGTAGGTTCTGACTAACCACGCATTTGCGTAAGCTGAGGGATATACCTTGAACTTACGCTTTGCTTCAGCTTTTACTCTTGCGTAAAGAGCAGGGTTTGAAGGTTTTGCTCCTGATTTTTTTGCTGTAGTTTTCTTTTTAGCCATAACTACTTCTTCTTTTTAACTAACATGTAATCCATTTCTCCAGCTATCTTACGTAGTTTAGCAAGAGTCATCTTACCGCCCTTTGCAGCCATTTTGGTTTTACCCATTCTAGCTGATGTCATCTTTTTAATATCTTGGTCAGATAGCCTTGGGCTACTCTTTAATTTTTTTAAATCTTGGTCTGATAATCTAGGATTAGTTGCTTTTTTTCTTGTATTTCTTCTAATTTTTGATGTTCCCATCCTAGCTTTTGAGCCACCTCTGGAATAACCTTTACTCATGTTAGTCTTACCACGACGTGCAGCACCCTTTGATTTCATCATCCCTCTTCGGGCGGCGCCTTTTGATTTTTTGTGCATTGCCATATTTATTTCTCCTCAGCATATAGATTGTTAAATACTCGCTCTGGGTCTCCTACATAATTAGGGTCTTGCTTCGAGTGGTGCGTCCACTGGCTAGGAGCAAAATCAGGAGCGCCTTCACCAGTTACAAACCATGCAGGGTTAGTCACCCTTACACGATTGTTTGGTAGTGCAACAATGTTGCCTGTCCATTTGCCTGCATCCATTAGTTCCAACACGTGACTTTGTTTGTGTTGTGCAGGGTCGTCTGCTACTTCAGTGTCCGTGTAGTCTATCGTGAAGTAATACTTTGCAGGATAAAACTGGTCGTCTATCTTTGCAATCCACGGACAAGGTGTGGCTCTGTTCAGCACTATTACCGAGTGATTGTGTGACTGACAATCCCAAGGTTGGGCTAGGTAGGTTGGCATCGGTTCTGCCCACTCATCATATGGAGTGTCTCCTACCAGTGCTGTTAGGGGCATTCTTGCCCACATCGCACCACCGTGTATGTTCTCCTCTTCCTCACATCCCGTAAATATAACTTGAAAAGTTAGTGTCTTCATCGGGAGTGTCGTTACGGCTACCACCATAGCATGTAAAAACTCGCCATGATATTTGGTAAAATTAGTTGTGTACTCTCTACGTACCCATGCTTTGAAGTATGGGATGTTACTTATTATGTGTGCCATTTTTATTATGTTTCCTTCGCAAGGTTGCTTTTGCTTGTTTGAACTGACTTGCTATTGCAGTCTTGCCCATAACTTTAGCACGTTGCTCTGCTACAGTCAATATTTGTATCTTCCTTGCGTAAGGCTTCTTTACTCGATTTACTTTTGCTATAGTGGCTTTGGCGTCAGCCATAGTAGCAAATTTAATTGATACCGTATCTTTTGGGTTCTCGTCTGTGTAGAGTCGTCTGCCTGAACCTTTAGGCTTTTTTCCTGTTCCTACTTTTGGGTCTCTTTTTTTTGACATTCTTTTTTGCTTTGCTTTTTACTAAACCCTGTGCTACTGCTCTGGCTCTTTCTGAGAACCCCATCTTCTCTCCAGTGCGTAGCTTACGTTTTATGGTGCTTATCTTAGCGACCACGAGCCCTTAACTTTCTAGTAGCCATAGTAAGACCATTTTTAGCTTTGCTCATTTTTGTTTTGCCACGCTTAGCTTTACCTTTAGTAGCTCCTGCTATTTTATCAGCGTAAGTAATCTTATTACGTGGTGGTGCTAATGCTGCAAATTTCTTTTGTTTCGGCGTCATAGCCATTTAAGCCTCCATGAGTTCAAAGTGTGGTCCATCAATAAAAGGTCGACGTCCCTGCGACCTTCTTATGTCAATGTAATTATTCATTGCGTCTTCCATCGGGCGTTCCCACTCAGCTATATTATCTATATTCCAAGCGGCGCCCCATCTAACTTTAGCACCTGTTTCTTTTGCTGCAGCTTTCATAGCATCAGCAATATCATCATACATCACGATTTCCCAGCTCGGCTCACTGCCATCGTAAGCCATTAAATCGACAGCGTGTGACGTGCCGTCTTCTTGTATAAGATGCTTAGACTTCATCGTCTGTGAGCGCCCAGCAGCATAGAGCTTCTTCTGAGTTTCCAATGAACGAACTCCGTATATTACACCGAAGTCTACTTTGGTTAGCTGGATAGCACGT